ACTGCTGCCGCTGTCCGGCGCTGAGCGTGTGGCCAGCCTGCAGAACGAAGGCACGGTGACGCACCGGGTGCGGATGCGGTACACGCCCGGCCTGAAGCCGAAGATGAGGCTTGCAAGCGAGGGCCGCACGTTTGAGATCGACTCGGTCGTAGAGCGTGGCCGACGCGAGGAGCACGAACTGCTGGTCACGGAGGTCGTTGATTGATGGCTGTGCAGCTGGGCATGTCGGTTGACGGCGTCAAGGAAGTCCTGCAGGGCTTCCAGGCGTTGCCAATCGGGCTGCAGCGAAAGTACCTGCGGGCCTCGGTCAACAAGGTCACCAAGCCATATGTGCAGCCAGTGAAAGCCCTGATTGCCCGTGGGCCGACCGGAAACCTCAAGCGGTCGGTGGGCGTGGTTACGGAAGCCAAGGTTAAAGGCAAGACGCAGACCGCCGTGCTTGGGTTCCGGCGTGGTGATAAGAGCGGCCAGAACGGCAAGGCGTCTGGCTATCACGCCTGGTGGATTGAGAATGGCGTGAAGACGCGGACGCCAAAGAACGGCCGAGCACTTAAGGTGCCGATGGCCATGGCCAAGAAATACAAGTACCTGATGGGCAAGGTGTCTCTGGTTGGCGGTGATGACGGCGGGTCGATCTTCTTTCGTCAGGTGCGTGGCTTCGCCGGCACTGGGAAGTTTGCGGCATGGGCCGACCAGACGCTGCCACGCATCCGAGACGCCCTGCAGACCGAGCTCGTCAGCGCTCTGGCCAAGGCAGAAGCCGAGGCAATGCGGCGTGCGGCTAAGAGGTTCAAATAGTGGCCACCGTCACTCACATCGACGAGTCCCTGCTGCAGGTGCTGACGGCCGATGCCGAAGTGGCCATGCAGGCCGGCAGCCGCATCTACCAGGTGCAAGCCCCGCAGGGTACGGCGTTCCCGTGCATCGTGTTCGCCCGCGACTCGCAGCTCAAGACGCCGTTCACGCACATGCTTGGGGCCGGTAGTTTGATCCGTGCGACGTACACGTTTTCCTGCATCTCCGACAACCTGCTCGAGGTGCGAAACCTCGCTCGGGCCGTAAAGGCAGCCCTACAATACAAGAGCACGTCTGCCATCCGCCTGGCATCCTGCGTGAGCGAGGACGACCAGACAGAGCCGGCAGCGAGCGGGGAGCAGCTCCCCATCTACCGCACGGATTTGTCAGTAGAAGTCACATACAGTGAACCCTGAGCAGGGAGGCTCAGACCATGGCGAATGACATCGGACAGGGCACGTTTGTCACGTTCGGCGGCATCGTTGGCGCTGCCGCGACGCACTACAAAGTCAACAGCGTCTCGCTCGGTGGCGTGTCGCGTGACGTGGTCGACGCCTCGCACTTGCTGACCACCGGTGGCAAGGAGTTCATCGGCAGCGAGTACTACGACCCGGGCGAGCTGACGCTCGAGATCCACCATGACCCTTCGCTCAACCCGGTCAACCTGCTGACCAACGTGAGCACCTCCCAGGTCTGCACCATCATCTTCGCCAACGGCGGAGCCAGCACGGCGAAGTGGTCCGCCTATGGATTTGCGTCAGCCTTCGAGGCGTCGGCCCCCAAGGACGACATGATGACCGGCAGCTTGACCATCAAGCTGAGCGGAACCCTGAACGTCGGCTAGTCAGTAGGAGGCGCGGACTGTGGCTCTCACACGTGAGCAGATCAAGGCTAAGCGTGGCGTTCGGCCACGTGTTGCCGTGGACGTACCTGAACTGGGCACGGTCTACGTTGCCAAAATGACTGCCAAAGACCGCGATGCTTTCGAGCAGATGGTCACCGGCGGCAAGGTAGGCGGCGTCAACCTGACCAACATCCGGGCACGGTTCGTAGCCCTGGTATGCGTCAACGAGGACGGCACCACGATGTTTGAGGAGGCTGACGCCGAGTGGCTCGGCGAGCTCGACACGGACATCGTGCAAGCCATCGTCGACGAAGGCTTCAAACTCAACGGCATCGGTGGCAACGCACTGGAGGACGCCACAAAAAACTAGAGCGCCGCCCGATCATGCAGTTCCTCTACCGCCTGGCCCTGAAGCTTGGCATCTGGAACGTCGAAGATCCGGGCGGCCTGGCTGAAACGATGAGCGTCGACCAGTTGTACGGCTGGATGGCTGCATTCACGTTGATGCCGTTTGGCGACGAGTGGCTGAGGGACGCGGTACTAATGGCTCAGCAGTACAACGCCAACCGTCCCAAGGGCAAGCCGGCCCTGAAGCCGTGGGACTTCATGCCTGTCGAGCAGCGTCCGCAAACGCAGGACGAGATGTGGCGAATCCTCCAGCAGGTGAGGACATAAGCCATGGCTGCGAAAAACTTCGGCCGCGTCAACGTCTCGATCACCGCCAGCACTGGTGGGCTGACCGCCGGCTTGAGCCGGGCCGGCAAGCAAATGCAGTCGTTTGCTGGCACGGTGTCCTCAACGCTCAATCCGCTGCGAATGCTGTCGAGTGTTGCCCAGAGCACTTTTGGTCAGCTCGCCCTGTTCTCCATGGCCCGCGGCGCGGTCAACACCTTGACCGGCATGGCGTCCGCAGCGTCCGAGAACATCGACGTCCAGAGCAAGCTGAGTCGTCGGCTCGGAATGACGTACGGCGAGCTGGCAGGGCTTAAGCTGGCTGGAGACTTGGCTGGCGTTGGCATCGAGTCCATCGCTGCTGCGATGACTAAGTCTGACGTGGCCATGCAGAAGGCGGCCGGCGGCTCCAAGGCTGCGAATGCTGCCTTTGCTACGCTTGGGCTCAGCGTTGACAAACTGCAAGGCATGAGCGCGGCAGATCGTTTTTCCGCCATCGCGGAGTCTATCTCTGCCCTGCCAACATCGGCCGAGAGGGCAGCGGCAGCCGTCGCGCTCTTTGGTCGGTCTGGCGCTCAGCTGCTGCCACTCTTTGAGCAAGGTGCGGGCGGCATTGCTCGAGCACGAGAAGAGGCCGAAAAGTTTGGGCTGGCGTTAACTAATGCGCAAGGTCAGAACGTCGAGGAAATGAATGACTCGTTTACCCGGGTCTATTCAGCCATCCAGGGCATAGTGCAGCAAGTCGTGGCGCACCTTGCCCCAGCAATCACGGCGATCGCCAAGCAGTTCACCGACTTCGTCGGCAGCGTGGGCGGGGCCAACATTGGCCAAGCGATCGGAGAGGCGCTACTGCAAGGCGCGAGGTTTCTCGCGCAGATCGGTGACTACCTGATTCAGAACTTTGGCGGGGTGTTTGCGTACCTGACGCAGATCGGCGCACAGTGGGGCGAAGTCTTTGATCTAGGCAACCGCGTCGCATCGTTTTTTGGTGCGGTGGGAGATACGCTGCAAGCCGTTTTCGGCGTCATCATTCTCGGCATTACTGGCCCAGTCGAGAGCCTCATAGGTGCTGCGAAAACAATCGGAGATGCGCTGTACCTTGACACGTCTAGCCTGGACTCGGCGCTCGCTGGCATGGAGGCGTTCAACAACAAGATCACTGAGGACATCAGCGCCAACGGCAAGTCTGCGTATAAGGGCTTCCGTGATGCGCTCTCGGCCGACGCAGCGCCTGTCGGCGAGGCTATCGCAGGACCGCTGACTGCCACTCTGGACAGTGCAATTGCGCACGCTCGAGCCGCTGCGGCTACGGTAGACGAGAAGACGCAGGGCAGCGTGCGCAAGGTATTGGACACTGAGGTCAAGGCTACCGTTAACACGGATGCGCTCAAGGCTATCGTGGTTGGTACGTCCGAAGGCGAAGCGTTCCGCAACTCGCTCCTGCGTGGCGCGGACCCGCGGAACGCTGGTGCGGAGGAAGAGAAGCGAACAGCGGACGCAACCGAAGAGACGGCCGCCGGCGTTGACGAGCTCGTCTCAATTATGCGCGACCAGTTCGCAATCGCGGAGATTACGGTGTAGGCATGGCCATTACAGATGCACGCATCCTTCGCTCGGTCAAGATTACGGAAGCCAAGAGCGACAAGGGCAGTATTCAGTTTTCTGCCAGCGAGGATTATCTAATCCTCTGCAATGCCAAGAACCCAAACTTTCACGAGATAATGGAGGACAGAACGGCATGGCCTAATCTGGGCAACGTGCCACTGCCTCAGATAGACGATCAGCTAGTTATCAGCGGCAAGACGCTGTACGTGACGACGCGCGACCTGTCCCATTACAAGGACAACGAACGCGCTGTAGTCATGTCCGTGCGATACGACGCAAAGGACGAAGAGGCCGGCAGTGGTGGTGATCCGTCTTCTGGAGACCAAGATGCGTGGGCGCGTGTGACCGTGCAGAGCGTGACGGTTACGAAGCCCGCGCGCGGCTACAAGTCTCTCAATGCAACAGTAGACGCAGATCCAAGGCTGCAGCGTCCGCCGGTGAACTCAGTTGGCGAACCAGTTGACGGGCTTGAGGAAGAAGCCTCTTTGCTGCGGTTCAGCTACACAAACACAATCGCTCCAAACCCAAACTTTCGTGCTCTGGCTGGCTATGTCAACAAGTGCAATCGCTCCGCGATGTCCATACTTGGAGTCAGCTGTAGCTTTTACACAGTGCGGTGCACCGGGTTTAACGCGCAATATGACCAGAAGAATAACGTGTGGTCGGTGAGCGTTGAGCTGCTATACAACCCGCAAGGCTGGGAGATCACGTACTACAACGTAGGATTCAACGAAGTCATAGATGGCAGACGTCGCGCGATCGTTGACTTTCGAGGCAATCCGATCAGCGCGCCAGTGCCGTTGAGGGCAGACGGCACGCAGGAGTTGCCTGGCATTGACGATTCGGAATCGTCAGAGACAGCAGGAGGCGCTTCCTCTACTCGCGTTCTGTATCCTTATATCTCGACTGACCTGCAATCATTGTTCAGGCAGTCCAACATTTAGAGGTTGACCCGTGGCCAAAGAAATAACGGTCCAGTGTTCGCTTAATGTCAACAATGGCTTTTACTCAGATTCTTTTGCGTCTGGCAGCCCACAGTTCGATCAGACGACGCAACTGTCTGCCGGCGGTGTCCTGCAGATTGGCACGGCCACGGAAACGCTTTCGCTCGGCGAAGTGACGACAGCCGGGTATGCCGTGTTCCGCAACTTGTCAACTGCGACTGCAGGAACGGCGTACATCGCCTTGGGCGCGTATGTCGGCACAAACCTGCACGAGTTTGTTTCTCTGCGGCGAGGCATGCCAGCCTTGCTGCCGCTGAAGTCAGACGTGGCCGTCGCTGCGAAGGCATATGGCGAGCCAGTCCGAATGCAGTTCATTGTTCTGTCGGAGTGAGCCGTGACGTCTTTTGGATTTAACGCATCCGACGCTAAGCGAATCGGCGACGTTGTCCGTGCGGTCGAGCATCGGCAAAACACCACGATCAAGCTGGCCGCCAATGAGGCTGGCCGTGCCGTGCCGGGTGTTCGTCTGCTTATCGGAAAGTACCAAGGGACAAGCTGGCCACGCGAAACGACGGCTCTTGTCACGCTGTACAGCGGCGATGCTGGCTCCGTTGAGACGGTCGGCACAGTCGTCGCCTACAACCACTACATCACATTTGCCGCGCAAGCAAATCAGTGTGATCAGCATTGGGTGTCCCTTGGCCACAACGGGTATGCATGGCACCCAGTGGATTCGCAAAGCGACTGTGACAACTGCATGCTTGAGCTTGGCGGCGTAGATTTTCGCGTGTTTCCCAACTATCAGCCGACTGCCACGCAGATCCTGGGGCACGACAACAGCGGCTGCGTCGAGTGGATTGATGTGTTTACATGCTCTACGTCGGCGTGCTCATGACGACCTTAGGCGCGCGACTACTGTCAGGCAACCGCATTCGTGCAGTGCAGGACGGCGGCACAGTGGTCATCGTCTTGTCGGAAGAGGCCGATAGCACGCCATGCAAGTGCTGTGCTCCTGACTGTGAGACAACTGTCGCTGTGGCGGTCTCGTTCTGCGGCATGAGCATCAACTTGACTGTGCCGATCCCGGGCTCTGCGAGCGGAAACACCGCAAAGCCCGAGCCAGATCAAAGCTTTCTTAACGTCGACGCCTCTATAGCGTGTGGCACTTGTGGCTGGCTGCTCACCATCACCGTGTGTGGCTACTGCGAAGAGACGAACATTTTTGCGAGCGACGGCTTTTACGCAACCATTCCCTTTAGTGACACTGCGGAGCCAGGCTCAAACGAGTGTTGCTATTGCCCAACCGTAGGGGCTGTAGACCTCTGCTGCTTCGGAGAGCAGTTCGGCATACCCTGCGTTACAACTGCGACGGCTGAAGTCGAATGATCATCTTCACGGCAACCGATTGGCGGCCTGAGTTGGCCGAGGTCTGGTGTGCGGCGGTAAGCGCGACTCTAAGTACGCCTCACCAGGCTACCGTGCTGTGGCACAGCAAGGAGCCTTCTTGTGAGTGCGATAAGAAATTCATTGCGGTGTCCGGGGCTAACGTCAGCATTATGGTGATGCGGCTTCAGTCCCCGCTGGCGGGCGTGCGGATGTTCCTCGAGGAGGACATGATTCCGGTGCGGCCGTGGAGCGTCGACGATTACCCTGGCCGATTGGTTGCTGCGCAGGGCAACACGCATGGCCAGCCGTGGCCGGCTTTGACCATCATGCGCGACGCTGGCCAGCCTGCCACCACGATCGTGCCGCAGCGGTTTGTTCGAGATGGCGGCTGCCCCGACTGGCTGCCGGCGGATCTCTGCGAGCCTGCGCTACGGGCCAACGCCAAGGTTCTAGGCGACCACTTTCTGCACCTCGACAAGATGTACCGCGCCGATGTGCCAGAGGCTGCCGCCAAGAACGAGCTGCTGGAATTGCTGCGGCTGCGGTTTGCTGACGCTAAGCCAGCTAAGCGTGGCCTTGGCGACATAGTTTCGGCCGGGCTGTCCGCCATCGGAATCACGCCCGAGCGTGTTAGCAAAGCTCTTGGCGTGAAGGACTGCGGATGCAAGGGCAGGGCCGAGGCCCTCAATGCACTTGGCCGCCGGCTCGGAATCGGTTGACAGGCTCGCCATAGTGCGGGCGAAAGGACTTCCGATGCCCGAGGACCACGACGTCACCATCGACGGCAAGCGGTGGCTGTTGCGGTTCACCAAGCTCACGGGCGATGCGTGCGGGTGGACGTACTTCGACAACGCTCAGCGGCCCCGGATTCTGATTGACGAGCGGCTGCGTGGTGGTGCCCGCCTCGAGACGATCGTGCACGAGCTGCTGCACGCAAGCCTCGGGCCGAGCATTAGCGAAGAGGCAGTGACCGAGGCGGCAAAGGTGGTGCGGAGAACGCTGACCAACCTTGGCTACAAGGAGGTGCCCCGTGGGTGACGTCGTGGCTGACATTAAGTCGCTGATCCCCGCAAGCGTCCAGCATCGTCGCTGGTTTGATCGGGAAGACAAGAAGCAGGCCGAGATCATTCGCGTCATTGCCGAAGCGTGGTTGGCGGGTGAGTTTGGCACGGTCGCTCGTCACGTTGCTCCGGCAATCTCTCAGCGTCTAGGGGAGTCGGGCGTGCACGTTAAACCCAACACGGTGCGAGAATGGCTCACAAGCCTAAAGCGGTCGTGACCGAGATCCTGGCTGGGGTGCATGCCCAGCAGCAGCTCCAGGCCGACGCCGAGCTTGCCAGGCTGCGGGCTGAGGTGTCTGGCCTACGGTCCAAGTACAAGACGGCCCTTGAGCAGATCGACCGCGAGCGTGAGCGGGGCGACCGTTTCACAGCGTTGCAAGGCGTAACGCCCGTGGCCCTACCCAAAACCGGTAGGCCCAAGACGCGGGCCAAGCACGACGCCACGGCCATCCTGATGCTGTCGGACATCCACTGCGAAGAGCGGGTGCTGCCCGAGACCGTCAACAACGAGAACGACTACTCGCTTGACGTATGTCAACTGCGAATGGCCGAGCTGGAGGAGCGGTTTTTGGATTGCCTCGAGCACGAGCGGAACCAGGCTGACATCCGGCGCGTGGTCATCTGGCTGGGCGGCGACTTTATCACGGGGCACATCCACCCGGACTGCGTCGAGGTGGCCCAGCTCTCGCCAATGAACGCCACCCGATGGATTGCCGACCGGCTGCGGGGCCTGATCAACAGCGTCGCCCAGAACGCCGACGAGGTTGTCGTCTGCACCAACGCCGGCAACCACGGGCGAAGCACCGAGAAGAACCGCATCGCCACGGAGCTCGAGCACTCGTGGGAACAGATGATGTTTTTCACGTTGGCGCGTGAAGAGACCAACAAAAACGTGCGGTGGCAGATTGCAGAAGGGCACCTTGGCTACGTCGACTTGGATGGGTTCACGCTGCGCACGACGCACGGCCACAGCATCCGGTACGCGGGCGGCGTCTACGGCCTGGCCCTGCCGGCGAGCAAGGCGATTGCCCGATGGGATGCAGGGCGCAAGGCAGACCTGACGATCTTCGGGCACTACCACTGCTGGGGCTGGCTGCGTGGTGCTCGCTACGTCGCCAACGGCAGCGTCATTGGACATTCGCCATACGCTGAGCGAGTTGCTTCACCGGAAAGGCCGTGCCAGGGCATGGCCATCGTGGATCACGGCCGGCATGAGGTGACGCGGGCTTACCCGCTGTTCTGCGACAGGGATCTCAGAAAGGCCAAGGAATGACCACGACGTTTGAAGACGCCAACAAGGCGATGCGGGCGGCAGTGCGTGAGCGGCTTGCAAACACCGACCCCAGCGACGAAAAGTTGATCGGGTACAAGCTCGACCAAGGCGACTCTGAGCCGACGCCGTGCTGCGAGGGGCGGCCCATGCGTGGCGACTCGCTCCTGCGGGACGGCACACACCCGACCAGCCAGGCTTTCTACGACTTGTGCGACAGGCTCAAGGCCATGCACGCTGGCAAGTCACAGGACTACGGCTGCCCGTCTGGGAACGACCCTCTGGCCAACATTCGCAACGGTGCCGCGTTCGTGGGTATCGAGCCGTGGAAGGGTGCCATGGTGCGGCTCAGCGACAAGGTCACCCGGCTCGCCACGTTCAACGCTACGGGCCGTCTCGGTCACGAAGGCGTGGAGGACACGCTGCTTGATCTGGCGTCCTACAGCCTGCTGGCGTTGCTGCTGTACCAGGAGGAGCAGGGTGGCTCAGCCGCTGACTGAGGACGACCTGGTCCGCATGGAGCACCGGGCTCGCAAGTTCCAGGGTGCCTACACGGGCACCTCGGGCACGCTGGCGGCCGACGTGCTCAGGCTGCTGGCGGAGCGGGCTAGGCTCCTGTGCGAGTTGGCCAGGGCCGAAGAACGGGTCACGTACTGGCAGGGTCGAGACTGAGCCGGGCGGCGGGTTGAGGTCGGCGTAGGGTCATCCTTTCCCCCGCGACGCCTCCCCGCTTGCTCGGCTCTGTTTGACGTTGCCTTCAATCTGGTGGCATGTCTTGGACGATCCACCACGGCGACTGCCGCGCAGTCATGGCCACACTCGACGCCGCGAGCGTTGACGCCATCGTGAGCGATCCGCCATACGGCCTGTCGTTCATGGGCAAGGGCTGGGATCACGGCGTGCCGGGTGTGCAGTTCTGGACCGAAGCCCTCCGCGTGGCGAAGCCAGGAGCCCACCTGCTCGCGTTCGGCGGGACACGCACCTATCACCGGCTCGCCTGTGCCATCGAGGACGCGGGCTGGGAGATTCGTGACTGCGTGATGTGGGTCTACGGCAGCGGCTTCCCCAAGTCGCACGACGTGAGCAAGGCGATTGACAAGGCGGCTGGGGCGGAGCGGGAGGTGATCGGTCCACCGACGCCGGGCGGACAAGGCAATGGCAACGCATACGGGGCAATCACTCGACCTCCCGCAACGGCTCCCGCAACGGCTCCCGCAACGGCTTGGCAAGGCTGGGGCACGGCCCTGAAGCCCGCGTGGGAGCCGATCATCGTGGCCCGCAAGCCGCTCGTCGGCACCGTCGCGGAGAACGTGCTGCGGCACGGCACCGGCGGGATCAACGTGGATGGGTGCAGGGTCGGGACAGATGGCGGATGCCAAACTTCCCAGCCTTGCGAATCAAAAAAAGACGGGCCTGGATTTACAAGCTATTCATTTCCTTCGCCACGGGCTGACGGCCTTGGCCGTTGGCCCGCCAACCTGATCCACGACGGCAACGACGAGGTGGTGGGGCTGTTTCCGCAGACGAAGACGGGCGTTTGCCCAGCCGACGGTGCAGGCGGATATGAAGGCGGGCTTCGAAGGCGCGACGAACGTCCCGCAATGAATGGCGGCGACTCCGGCTCACCCGCTCGCTTCTTCTACTGCGCGAAAGCGAGCAAGGCGGATCGGGATGAAGGTTGCGGAATGCTCGATGAGCGCGAGCCGAGACACGCTTACGGAGCGGGACTAAACACGGCGACAAAGCTGGTGACCGAAGAACAAGTGAAACGAGGAGAGGTGTCGAGGGAGAATCGCCGCAACCATCACCCCACCGTGAAGCCCACCGCCCTCATGCGTTACCTCTGCCGCTTGGTGACGCCACCCGGCGGCATCGTGCTCGACCCGTTCTGCGGCAGCGGCTCCACGGGCAAGGGGGCCGTGCTGGAGGGCTTCCGGTTTATCGGCATCGAGCGCGAGGCCGAGTACGTCGAGATCGCCAAGGCCCGCATCGCAGCGGCGACGCCAAAGGGCACGCTGTTCTAGGCCGCCGGCGGATCTTCTGGTAAAGGCATCCAATAAGTTGGCGAGACTGCGTCTTCGTATTGCGCATCAAATGCCCAGTGCCCGTTAAACATGAACGCTCCAACTGTGTGCGGGTGCTCGTGATTGTGGCACGGCACGAACGTCAGTACGCGACGGCCAACGGCCGGCAATTGCTCGTCGACTGGTATCCATTTGCGTTTCATACGAAGAATATCCACTTTCGTGATGAGTCTACGCCGCCGGCCTATCCCCGTCGCCCGGCTCGCCCAAGTCGAGCGGCGGCAGGAAGTCCAAGGCCGACTCCACCCCGGTGATCCGCTCGTCGTAGTAGTGGGTCTCGGCCATCTCCTCGCTGCTGTGGCCCAGCTGCTTTTTGGCCGACTTGCCCGCCTTCTTGAGGTATGAGGCCGTCGCTTTGCGGATGCTGTGGAACGGGTGGTACGGCACGCCGGCCGAGCGGCACAAGACCTTGAGCGAGGCGTAGCAGCTCAGGATCTTGCGGTCCTCCAGCCAGGGCCACACAAGGGCCTCTGGCGGCCCCTTCTGCGTGGCCATGAGCCTGGCCAGCTCGGGCGTGATCGCCCGCGTAATCGTGTCCTGGCGGCCCTTGCGGGTGGCGGCCAGGAACGTAAGCGTGCACCGCTCTAGGTCTACTTCCCTCCACCGCAGGGCCAGCACGGCCCCGATCCGCTCGCCGGTCTGGAACATGGCCTGCAGTTTCGTGAGCCAGTACCAGGCCGCTGGCTTGCCTGCTACGGTCCCCTTGCGGTGTCGGGCGGCTCGGACCAGGGCGCTAAGTTCGTCGGCCGTGTAGGCCACGGGGCGGGGCTTAGGGACGCGGGGGCGGGCGTAATCGGGGAACTCGAGCAGCTCGCCGTTCGACTTTTTCCACCGCTTCTTTGCCAGCCACGTCCACAGGCTGCGAAGGTGAGCCGAGTCTTTGGCCAAGCTGGCGGGAGAAATCATCTTGTACCGGCTGTGCTGGGTGGTCTGCCGCCAACGCAGGAACTTGGCCGCCGTCAGGTCGTCGAGATCGTCGACCGTGGGCTCGTGGCCGATGAAGTCCCGGAACCTGTCCAGCGTGGCTTCGTACATGGCGGTCGTGCGGTCGCAGAGATTCTTGAGCGGCGCGACACGGTCTTTGAGCAACTCTCTGAGGGTCATCGTGCGTCTCCTTTTTTGGGCCAAGGGACGCTAGTCTAGCGTACGTGTACAGTTGTCCAATCTGCACCCCGTCCGCTGGAACAATCTGCCCTTGGCGGGCTGTTTCATACTGTACAGACTTTCGAGTGCCAGAGGCAAGGCGAGGCCCGGCAGGCGTCGTTTCGGACGGCCCGCCGGCGGCTTGCGAATACTTCCGTCGGCGTTGGTTTGACGCATCTAACGCTGCCGATACATTCTGGGGCATGGTTGTGGCATCGCCGGACAAAGAGTGGCTGACAGTGTCCGAGGCAGCAGAGGCCGCCGGCTGCACGGAGGGCTGGATACGCCTGCTGCTGGGGCGCGGCGACCTGGCCGGCTGGAAGGCAGGGGAGCGGGCCTGGCTGGTCGATGCTGCCGCAGCTCGAGCCCTGCGGGGATCCCTGTCCACTCGCAGCGTGGGCCAGCGCGAGACGAAAAAGCCCGCCAGCAAACGCCGGAAATCTCGGTAGTTTGTGCCGCCAAAAAATCTTTACGGGATGCTCTTGACGGCCAACTAACGATACCGCTAGTGTGCCGCTCGTCATCACGGTGGTGACAGGCACGACCCGACACAGGTGGTGCGATGAACGCTGAGGTCTGGTTTGAGCTGCTGCTGGTGGTGTTGCGGATCTTCGCCGCTGGCCAGTTTGGTTGAGAGAACTAACGCTACCGCTATGCCGTGCGTGTACAGGAATACGACTCCTCAAACCCATGTTTTTCCCGAGCGCCACGCACTAAAAAAAGTCGCTTGACCTTTATGTGGACGGGCGTACATTACGCCACCCAAACACGCAGGAGGCCCCCATGCAGACGAATGACCCCCACCATCTGGAAGCCGCTGCTGCCTCGGTCGCCATGGCCGAGTTCTACGGCAGCGTCTGGAAGCCCAAGCCCGGCGACCGTGTTCGCTGCCCGCGGGCTTTCGGCGGCGGCTACCAGGACGGCGTGGTCGTCGGCCCGGATCGGGACGGCTACCTCATCGACACCGCCGAGGGCCGGCTGCTGATGTACCTCGAGGAGCTTGAGCGGATTCGCTGACCACAGGAGACCCGGTGGAACCGGGGACGCAAGGACGCAGAGAGCGGCCGACGCAGGACGGGGACGCCGCTGGTTTTAAGGACGCAACACGAAAGGACACGACCCATGAGCACAGAGCTCAGCACTAACACGACGCCCGCCAAGGGGCTGGCATTGCAGACCATGGCCGACGCCATGAAGTTCGGCGAGATGGTGGCGGCGAGCGACTTCGCCCCGAAGGATTTCCGAGGAAAGCCGGCCAGCTGCGTGCTCGCCATCCAAGCCGGGGCCGAGATCGGGCTGAGCCCGATGCAGGCCCTGCAGTCGATTGCCGTGGTCAACGGGCGGCCGAGCATCTTCGGTGACGCCGCCCTGGCCGTGGTCAAGGCGAGCCCGGTCTGCGAGTACGTCACCGAGTCGGTTGACGGTGACGGCGAGCAGATGGTGGCCACCTGCACCGCCAAGCGACGAGGCTACCCGACGCCCACGGTGGTGAAGTTCACCGTGGCAGACGCCAAGAAAGCCGGGTTGTGGGGCAAGAGCGGCCCGTGGACGCAGTACCCCAAGCGGATGCTGCAGCTGCGGGCGAGGGGCTTTGCCCTGCGTGACGCCTTCCCGGACGTGCTCAAGGGCTTGGTGACGGCCGAGGAGGCCCAGGACTACCCAGCCGTTCCGGTGACGACTGAGCCGGTCGTCGTGCGTCCTGCACCGACCCAGCCTGCAGAGGAGCGTGCCGACCCGTACGAGGTGGCCAAGGCCGCCATCGACGTCGAGAAGGACATTGCCAAGCTCAATGCCATGCGGACCCGCATTGACCAGCGGCTCAAGCAGGGCACGTTCACGCCGTTCCAGGCCGACGAGCTGCTCGACCAGATACACGCCCGCGTGGAGTTCCTTGAGGCCGAGAGCGAGGTGACTGCATGAACTGGCGGATTCCGGTCGGCAAGCAGTCGGTTGTCGGTGTGTCCAACGCTGTCGAGATCGTTCACAGCCGCCTGGCCTACATCCACGAGAAGGGCGGGCAGTGCAACCAGCGGAAGCTGCTCGAGGAGGCGCTGCAGTACGCGACGCTACTGCGTGAGTGGGCTAGGGCCAATCAGCCGGTTTACGAGCACAAGGACACAGCAGACAGGAACGGCAAGCCCGGACCAATGAGTGACGGCTGAGGAGATCACACAACGGCCCGCCCTGGCCGCAGCCGCTGCTTCATCCGGCGACATGGGCAGCCCAGCAGAAGGTGGCTCGTAACCGCTGCAGTCGAGGCCGCACACCTCCATGCCGGTGGTGACTCGACCGGATGCCGCACGACACGCGGCCAATACACAGGGACGTGAGACATGAGCGACTACTACAGCGAGAGCGTGGCGGACCTACCGCTCTTCCGGCGTACCGATCCAGTTACGTCGAAGATCGCCGGCACCATGGCCCGCGAGTTTCGCGGCGACCATGAGCGGAAGATCCTCGAGGCGCTGGCCGCTGGGACTGGAACGAAGGACGAGATCGCCGGCCGCTGCGGGCTGAGTGAGCAGCAGGTCGCACGGCGCATGCACGGGCTCGCACGGGCCGGGCTGGTGGAGACGACGGGCACGACCAGGCCGTCAGCCAGCGGGCGGCCTGAGCGGGTGTGGAGGGCCGTCTGATGCCGAGCTACGGGACCATCATTCTGACCAAAGCATCAGACATTCCTGAACTTAGCCGCACTGAATGGCTGGCGAATGAGCGGGGGTACAGGCGCGGATATTGGGATGGAGTTCTTGCTGCATGCAATCTGATTTGCAACGGATCGACGGAGCACACAGTGCGGCTTTGGCTTTTCCGCGAACTAAAAGAATGGGTTGCGGAATCTCGGCGTGAGGAATGTGCGCTTGAGTATCCGCCATATTGCCCGCCGCGCCGGTCAGAGCAAGAAGCCCAGGTTGGCATCGGCGCGTGCGTTCCTGTCGCATCGCTTGGCTTTAGTTACTGCTATGCCATAGGGGATGGGCACGGGAACGTAAAGATTGGCACCGCCGACGACGTGCGTAAGCGCATAAAGCAATTGCAGACGGGCAATCCGAGCCGTCTGTATCTGGTTGCGTTTGTCAGGCTGCCTTCACGCAACGCTGCCGAATCTGTCGAGCGCTACGCACATCAAGACAACGCATCAGATCGCGTTGGCGGCGAGTGGTTCTCAATGTCTGACTCTTGCTCTGTCCAAGTTTTGCTTGAGAGCTGTGTTGCGTGCGGATACGACGTCAGCCCTGTCGAAGTTGAGTCGCGCGTTTATTGAGGCACGGATGTCTTCTTGGTTCCCATTCTTTGGCCGTGACTTTCTGACCGCCACCAGCGGCTGGACAGCCGAGGAACGTGGCCACTACGTGACGCTGCTGATTGTGCAGTGGGAGCAGGGCGGCCTGCCCGACGACACGACGCGGCTCGAGCTGATCTCGCCCGGCCTGGCCGGGTGCTGGAAGACGGTGCAGGAAAAGTTTCCGAAGTGGAAGGACGGCAAGCGCCGGAACATCCGCCTGGAACACGAACGATCCAAGTCCCACGAAAGGAGCGAGCGGGCTCGTCAGTCTGCCTCCAAGCGTTGGGAATCTGGCGTGTCAGTCGGTGACCAGCATGAGCCGGCCAAGCCACCGGATATGCCCGAGCAATGCGAACGCATATGCCCGAGCATTGCTGGGGCAGATGCTCCCATGTCCATGTCCACAAAGGGTTCTTCTTCTTCCGCACGCGAGGAGCTTTGGCCGAGGCTGCGGGAGGCATGGAACACCGGCTGCGGGGTCCGCTGGCGGTCCTCCAGGCCGTCAGACACCGTCAAGGCCGCATTGGCCGAGGACGGCTGGATTGAGACGGCAGTGCAGGCGATTGAGCACTTGCCGAAGTGCCGGTATTTCACCGACCCGGTGACGCTGAACCAGTTCTGCAAGCCGGGCTTTGTGGACGAGGTGCTGGGCGGCAAGTGGAACAACCCAAAGCGGCCCGCTGGCAAGGCTGGCCGCGACTTCGGTGACTCACCGGCACCGCCGAAGGTGTTCACCGGCGAAGTGGCCGAAGCGTTTGAGCGTACGCGTAGAAAACTAGCAGCAGCCAAGGAGGGCACATGACCACCGATACGCAGACCGAGCCACTGCCGCTCACCGCTAAGCAGCGTGAGGTGTTTGAGTGGATCAAGGCAAACATGGCGTACTACTCGCCGGCTACGAGAGAAATCGCTGCGGCTTTTTCTTTCAAGTCACCTAACGGCGTGACGTGCCATCTGAAGGCACTGGAACGCAAGGGATACATCCGCATGGCGAACGGCAAGCCGCGTGGGATTGAGGTGGTGCATGGCAACTGACAACCCATATCCGGCCCCGGCACCGCTGGTGCTGGCTGACATGTGTGCCATGCACGCCTGGTCGGACGAGCTCGATGACCACAGCCGCAAGCTGCTGGAGTGGGCCGCCGACACCATCCGCCTGGTGGTGCGTCGCAACGCTCAGCTCAGCCACGACCGCGACCAGGCCGAGGCCGATGCGGCCCACCTGTTCACGCTGCACTACGGGCAGCAGAAGGGCGGTGCCGCATGACCGTCTCCGAGTTCACCTGCATCGCTCTTGGAATGCTGTTCAACGTTCTGACATTTGCCCTCGGGTGTGCCGTGGGCGTTTCCCTGGTGAAGAGAAAGGACTCTCACAATGACCGCAACCGCTACGAAGACGAAGGCTTCCGGTACTACAGTCAAGATTCCCAAGAGTGAGCTGCTTGACGCCCTGGTGGCGATTAACCACGCCACGCCGGCCCGACCCGCGAAGCCGATCCTGGCCAACTGCAGGATTGGTGACGGGCTCGTCACCGGCACGGATCTCGAGGTGCGGATTGACCGCACGATCGCTGAGCATTGCGAGCCGTTTCTTGTGCCGCACGCCAGGCTGCTGGCCATCGTGCGTGCCGCCACGGGCGACGAGGTGACGCTCACGGCCAAGGGGCCGAGCGTGACCGTCCGATGCGGCGGCGGATCGTGGACGCTGCCCACGGAGGACGTGGCCGAGTATCCGACGTGGGAGCCGGGTGAGATGCAGGCAGTGTGCCGGCTGCCTGCGGACCAGTTCGCACGGGCCGCTAAGGCCACTACCTACGCCACGGACAGCGAGTCCAGCCGCTACGCCCTCGGGGCGGTGCTGATTGAGGTGAAGGGCGGAAACCCGACGTGGGTGGCCACTGACGGCCGGCGGCTCGCGTGCGTGGAGACCGAGACAGACCAGGCGGTTGACGACCGGCAGACGCTGGTGCCGCGCCGGGTGTTGGACATCGTGGCCGGCATGGCCACGGGGGACGGCAGCGTTCAGGTTGAAGCCAACGCCAAAGATGTCCAGTTCACGCTTGACGGCGTTACGGTCACGGGCCGGCTTGTCGAGGGCCGCTTCCCCCGGTGGCGTGACGTTGTGGGCGAGCCGGAAGGTGAAGCCACGGTCCTCGAGGTGGGCGAGCTGCTCGCGAGCGTGCGGGCTGCCGCCATCGTGACCAGCGAGCAGAGCAAAGGCGTGGACTTGGTGTGGACGGCAGACACGCTCGTGATATCTGGCCGGTCTAGCGAGTACGGCGAGAGCACCGTGAAGTGCTCGATGGTGGCGGCCGGCTCGACGAGCACCACCAAGGTCGACCCGAGGTACGTGGTCGAGTTCCTGAAGTCCATTCCTGCCGACGAGGAGCCGCAGGTCAACGTCTACGCCACGGACCCGCAGAGCCGGGTGCTTCTTAAGTGCGGCCCGTACACGGGAGTCATCATGCCGCTTGCTAAGGAGTGATGCCATGAGAGCAGGACGCCAAAAGTGCGTTGTCGACGTGCCGCTGATGTTCAAGCTGTGGCACGACGACACGCTGCGAACCGAGGAAGTCGCACTGCGGCTGAAGCTCAGCACTGGGATGCTCAGGACCGTGGCCAAGCGGCACGGCCTGCTGCATCGGGTGTCGGTGCCCAGTGGCGAAATCCACGAAGCACCGTCAGACGCCGAGGAGCTGCTATCGCAGGACTCGCTCGCCCTGTCGCCGTGGGTTGCGGCTAGGGCGGCGATGTTCAGGCGTGAGAAGGAGCAGCGAGGCGAGCCAGCACGGCTGGAGATCGGCGTCACCACGCTGGTCACGTCCGGGCCGCGCCGCCGGCTGGCTCGGATGGAGTGAGAACGCCAGCGATCAGCGGCCCGTCCGCTGCATCGCTTGGTTCTGTGATCGCAAAGGAGACGACGATGGGCGACATTGCTAAAGACGAATGGGGCCGCATGGTGCGAGTCACCGGCTTTCGCGGCGGCTACCTCGTCTGCGAGCGAATCGACAAGTACGGCCGCAAGAACGGCGGCATGGCGATGTATTGCGATAGCGAACTCAAACCGGCGAAGTTGTCGAAACGGCCAGCGAAGAAAGCGGCCAAGCGGAAAAGCAAGGCGAGCAAGTAGCCACAGAACACGCAGGATCAGCGGCTCGCGACCGCTGACGAAACTACACCCGCAGACGGCATCGCGAGTCCGCTGCATCCGCTGGTTCGCTGGCGTAGAGGAGAGGATGAACGATGATTGACGCAGTATTTGCATCGGTTGGCATGAAAGAACTGTTTCGGTTTCTGGCGTTGTTTATTCTGGTTGTGGCCGGGTGGTTACTGTCGGCGTTTCTCGCGTTTCGATTGCACTTCGCCAACGACACCATTCGTATGCTGCGGGCCAACGCCCTTGCGGTTACGCCAGAGGAGCGACAGGCGATGTGGCGAGCGGTTGCGATCTTGAATGGCGGTCAACAGGTTGGCCCTGACACGCCGCTCGCTGGTGATGCCGCCACCATTCGCGGTCTGCTGGAGAGATTGAAGTAGCCAGCGAACACGCGAGATCAACAGCCGCGAACAAAGGAGGCGGCAACTATGAGCGACGAGAATGAGCGGTCTGTTGCATCGGCTGGTTCTGTGGCGGGCGGCAATGACCTTATTGATCGACTAAGCGACCTGTCTGGCGACGTTGGCCGATGGGGCGGAAAAACGATTGGAGAAGCCATTGCCGAGATTGAACGCCTCCGTGAAGCCATTCGCCGCCTCGCTGACCAAGACGCCACGCTGTCGGTTCAGGGCGGCAACGTGATTGTGGAGATGGATGCCGCGCGAGAAATGCCGATGCCGTCTGATCCATTCTGCGTCGAAAGCGGGCCGTTTCTCGGACGCATTATCGGCATTGAGGGGATCGCTAGTCTACGGCTTACAGATGCCGAGCGTGAAGCGTTGAGTGCTGCTATAGCAACGGCCCAAGATGCAGTTGATAAAAAGTTGCTTGGCTGGGAGGCCGACGAGGCAACAGCCTCCACGCTGCGAAGCATGCTGGAGCGGCTTGGAGGAGAGCAATGAGGCAGTCTGTTGCCGCTGCTCTTGTTGCGCTGGCCGCTTTTGTGTGCGAACATCGCGGCCAAGAGTACACGCTTAATCACGGAGACAGCGTGTTGTTCTGGCTGGCCGACGAGCAGCCAGTGCGAAGCGGCGTTGTCCTCGTCTTGCGCGGCGGCTACCGCGTGATAAACAGCAGAATAGGTGTTGTCGATTTCCGCGATGTGGAGTGGTGCTATGGCAATTATTGACAGAATCACCATGCTTCAGCAACGGATTGAAAAACTGGAGCGGAACGGAATGGCGAGGTGAGGTGATGGGATGGACGCATCTAATCTGCGTGTGCGCCGGGTCGTTTATTGGTTCGCTTCTGGCGACCGTTTTCTTGAATCGGAGACGGTATCGCCTAGAGCAGGCGTATCTCTGGGCGATGCGGATTCGACAACCCGGTCGCGGAAGGAGTTTTAGCGAACATGAGTAACGACATTCTTGAGCGGCTGCGAGACTACGACAGGCATTGCAGCGACGCTGACATTGACGAGGCAGCCGACGAGATTTTCCGCCTCCGCGAAGCCATCCGCCGCCTCGCAGAGCAGGACGCCACGCTGTCGGTCTGCGAGGGCAACGTGACGGTGACGGTCGATGCCACGCTCACCGACGCGGAGCGGGAGGCGGTGGAGCGAGCGGTCGGCTTTTGCGAATGCACCACCTCACCGCTGCCGACATCACAGCAGATCGTCACCCTGCAACGCCTGCTGGAGCGGACGAAGTGACCACAGAACCAGTGTTTTCCTGGTTCCCGTTAGCAACGCCCGCCGTCGTGATAACGCGCGGCGGCCAGCGTGACGCACGGGCGAAACGCACGCGGCCCGGTGCTACCACGCCGCCGGTCGTGATAGCCACGCTCGCTTGACAATGTCGCCACTCTGGCGGCATGTCGATCACGTTCAGCATTCCCGGCAATCCCGTGCCGCAGCCAAGGACAAAGGTCTGCGTGCGGAATAACAAGCCACACGGGTACGTGGAAAAAAAGCACCCGATCCACG